TTGTATAAAATACTGTTTATCAGGTATAAGTCCTTTTCGATATACATTCATTACAATGTCATTTACAGTTAAATTAGTACAAAGTACACAGTCAACACAACCTAAACAAGCTGCACAACTACAATTACAACCTGTAAGTTTCATAGAAGCGCCGACTATATTAGTATCGGCATTAACATAAGGAATCTTAACTTGTGTTTGTAACATTATCGACCCCCACCCGGCCAATAACCGGCACCACCACCCCATCCACGATTAGCTGGACCAACCCAAGGATTAGTTTTTGCAATAGATGTTGTACCAAAAGCACGGTCTGCTTCAGCACGACACCGAACTTTTTCCTTTCGGAACTTTAACTCGTATCTATCTGCTTCTTTTGGATTATACCAATTCGTATTAGGAAGTGCTATTAAAGTAGAAATAGCACCATATGCTATTCCTTGCACCCACTGTTCATATAAATAGTTATCTAAAACACACGAATCTTGTTTAGGTGCAACAATCGCTTCAACTTCTAATCCTTGCGGATCATCTTTATTCGGTGGACGGCGCAAATGTATCATTGTAGGTGAAGTCATTTGATACAGATATGCACCTATTCCAGCCGGTAATTTAGCTGTAACTGGCGTATAATCCCAACGTTCGTCTACAGTAACTCGTTTTATTCGTATTATATTATAATTACAATCAGTAATAAGCTGATAGTCTTGTACACCTTTTTGTAAATCATATTTATTTATATCGTGTATAATACCTGACCAATTGCATAACTCTATTGCCGCCATACGAATATGATGTAAAATTAGCTCCGGTGGCGCACCAATTACATATGGTACTACATATGGCAATGCCGCATCCCAAGAAAGAGTAGCATTTGGATTAATAAAACTCATGGCACTCTCGCTTTAGTCATTTGGTTAGAGCCACCTTGACCAGCAAATGTTCCTGAATTATATTTAGTCTCTTGCGAGAACTTCACACCTAACGAATTATAAAACTTTTTATAAAATGCTGTACTTTCAGCTTGGGATGTTGCTGATTCAGTATCAACTTCAAATGCTTTTGCCGCTATAAAGAAACCTAACGCTGTAAGATAAACACTATCTATTACAACAGTAACATTAGGGTCTATATATGCAACTGGAGCAAGCACCATTGTACCCGTTACTTTTATTGTTGTTGGAAACCCTATTGGTACCATCGGTGTTACATAAAAATTCTTTGGGTCTTTTACATCATAAGCATAAGATAAAATACGAAAACTAGTATGTCCACCACTTGGCAAACACGGTTTTTTAGAAAATGCCCGCATTAACTGTAAATCACACTGAGTAATAGGCTCCCCCGGACTATAATCTGACGTAAGACTCATTGCGTCAATAGATTTTAATAATCTATATCTAGGGTCTAATACTTGTCTATATCTCCCTGTAATTATATTCAAATCTGCCGTTTCTAAAAAAGCATCCGGTCTATAATTATTAATCTCTAATAATCCCTTATTCATATAGTCCATTAGATCATTCTGAGTCCAACGAACAAAATTAAGAGCAGGATTACTAACTCCTCCCTCTTGGTCATTTAAGGGGGAGGAGGAAACAGAAGTAATAATTTGCAGCCCGGTAGACATTATCCTATCCGTTCTTGTGGTAATGGACCTTCGTAATTAACAGCTCGATCACGTTCAAACGGACTCTTCTTTACTTTCTTTGGCTTGATAATCTTAGTTTCATTACCAGCCGCATCACGCCTAAAAATCTCTACATCTTCACGTTTTGCACCTTCTCTTTCAAATGGATATACGCGACCAGACTCGATATGCCGCATATAAAGACCAACACCTAATACCGTTGGCCCACCAATATCCAAACTATTATCGACTAAATTTTTACGATTAGAAATTACTACTCTTGCAATATTTGGCTGATCCATTGTAAAATCCTCTTGTTTAAAAAGGAGGGAGCCGGGATGCGACCCCCTCCACTACCACCCCACTTACTCAGTTCATCATACCGCTTTGGAAATTAAAGTACACTGGTGTAAGTGTAATACTAAAAGCAGACCACACATTTGGCGTTGGAAGCGCCGTAACTACAAGATCAACAATATCCGGTGTTGTAAACATATGAAACAGTAATGCAGCCGCTGCACCAATAGTACCCGGTACTGCTGTAGCATTAGGATAAGTCGCAAATCCGGTTGTTGGTGTAACATGCGGATCAAGACCCGCTATTAAATCTGCTGCTGCACCACGAACTCGTAACTTAAATGTGCCACCTGTACCTGCAATGATACTATTCACTTTATACCAAAGACCGAAAAACAATGAATTTGAAGGAATAACAACTGCTCCAAATGCATCACCATTAACAACCGCACCAGTAACTAAATTCTTCCTTAGAAAATAACTTAACGCTTTATCATTAGTAAAATCCAGAGTACGCGACGCACCATATACAACTGGATGTTTACTTGGTGGTGCTAAATTCGACGTATTTGCCGAACTAAAAGGAGCCGCTGGAAAGATAGCCCAATCAGTATTTTGCTGACGAGGACCACCTAAATACAACTCATATACACTAGCCATGTCTATCTCCTATCAGCTAAAGCGGGCATAGAGTGCTGCAACACCTTTCGGGTACAGTACTTTAAAGCCATACACCGCTAAACCTTGATAGTAGCGGTCCCATGAGTCTTTATCTTCGATTACGCGCGTTTGATCAATCTGTGCAGCAAACGCAGTTGCCATCTTAACACCGGCAATAACTTGATAGCAGTTCGCACTAACAGCCGCATCAAAGAACGGTGGTAAGAAGTTAGAAATATAGATATTAAATCCAGCAACATTGGGCGGCAAACGCCCGTTAATCATCGGAGAAATATCCATACCGGTTAAATACGCAGCGCGTAAGTCACTATTCAAGAGCGTAGTATATGCAATAGCTGGCATCACTACATAGCGGTTCTCTCGCGGCGCACACTGTTCATCTAAAACACCATGCAGGTAAGTAAGCACCTGATTAATGTTAGACGATGTAACAGCTACCGGATTACCTGTAGCTCCAAGATTATACGCATGAGATACATAACCCGCAGACGTACCCGCATTATCTAAATCTACATCCATATAAACGGATGCAAACAAAGATGTATCAATTGCTTGCGCTAACCGATACGCAGCACGCTTCAGGAAACTCTCACGCCAAGACGGCCAATTACAAATTTGCTTCTCATCAATCTGACTAATGACCATACTAAAGTCCTTAGCCTTATCAATAACAAGCGTAGTCGGCTCACTATCAATTGTATCATGTACAATCGTGCCACCTTTCTCGTAGTCACGAATGGTAACTTCAGGCTCACGCCAGAACGTTACTTGGTCACCACATTTTTCAATAGTACCACTATATTCTGTAGTACTAATCTCACCATAGACACTAGAGCAATAAAACAACTCCAGCAAGTCCATGCTGAACATCGGTGATATAAGGTTACCACTATATTGAGGGTAACCAGATGCTACGGCAACGGCCATGATTTAGTCCTCATGCATTAAAATCAATTCGACCTTCTGCCTCAGCTTCTTTAAACAGTTTATCCCACTCATCGCGTACTTGCTTAGTAATTTTGCCTTTCACAAAATCATCACTGACCTTTTTACGGTCAGATAATTTAAGCATTGGCTTTCGACTCCCGTTTAAGTTTACAGGAGGAGCGCCACCGCCAAGATTAGGAGTAACCATTGCAGCTAAGGCATCCTTAGAGGGTTTAAAACCCCCAAAAATTTCAACTATAGTATCTAAATCCCGATCCACATGTGCCTGCGCTAACATGTCATAGACAGTCTTGCGCGAGTATGGAGCTTTTGTAGCAATATACTGTTTCCATTCATCACTTGCGACTATATCGTCGAAGTGTTTAATCCTAGACTTTACGTGCGACATAAACTGTTCTTCACTGGTCGATGTTAGATCAGTTTGAACACGAGTATTTGCTTCACGTAACTCTTTCAATTCTTTTTTAATATCTGCCATAGCGGCAGAAGTTTCACCTTTTGCTATCTTACGGGCTATCTTGGTGATTACACCTTGAGATTCGCCATATGTTGCTAACTCTTCTTCCGTTAAATCATCAGGATCAGGAATCGCCGGTGGTGGCGGTAGGGCTTCACGTACCTCCTTTAATTCCTTCTCTAATCTTTCACGTTCTGCTTTCTCTCTTTTCAGAGTCGGTTCTAAACTATCAATAACACCTTGCAAAGACTTCCATCTTTGCTCATTTTTCTGCGCTTCCGCTTTCCACTGCTGTTCTAACGTAAGCTCCGGTTTTGTCTCTACTGGAGCCGGTGTTGGTTCTGGTATTGGAGTTACTACAGGTGGTTTAGCCGCTGGACCATCCATATGTGGAATAACTACTTCTTTCGGTTGCACAACTTCAGCCGGTGGTGTTTCACCAGCTAGTTGCGCTCTTAATATCTCTCGCTTTTGAACCATTGCTTGCGGTAAACCCGGCATGTCTATTCTCCACTAGGCTCTTTAGCTTTAAGAGCCTCTAGTAATGAATCAATTTCCAATGCCCTACCTTTAATTTCTAAAAAATTTTCAGGTAAAGCACGCCTAAACGCATCATTTAATTGTTGCTCTCTCTCACGTAGTATTTCTGCCAAAAGTTCAGCAAAATTAGATCGAGCAAAATGCTCTATCTTTCTTGCTTGATTTGGCGTAATGCGGTATTTCATCCGCAGGTTGCACAACCAGCAGACTTCTTACTATTACGCTGTTCATTAGCACCGGGATTCTTACCTAAGAAAGAACCACCCGATTTAGCACCACCAACAGTACCACCAAAACCACCCTTCCAAATCTTGGAAGTATCACCACGCGCCTGTGGTGTCCACATAGAACTACCACTTGTTGAGGCATTTGGCATTAGACCCTTACCCATTTCATTTACTCCTCGGTTATGAGCTTTCGCTCGGTTAGTGGATATAGATAGAAGTGATAACTTTTTTATAAGACCTTACAACATTACCCGGAATAGTAACAGTTCCCCCTCCACCACCTACTACATTTACTGGTGTACCGGGATATAATGTAAGACCCGGCCACATAGAAAGTGGTTCTAAATATGATTGGCAATTATCCGCATGATAAGTATACGGCAAACCTACAACAATTGTACCACCACCAGCACTTGGGTCTACTGTATTAATAAAATATTGAGTTGCTGGTTTACAAAATAATGGTCCTGTTCCTGGTGTAACTACTGTATGATCGCTCATAGTATGAAACGATTCACTAAATGTAAATGTATTATAAGGTGTAAGTAATAATGGCACACTACCTAACTTAGTACTACCCCCTTCAAGAATCATTTTTCCATACCCGCCATATGCTCCAATTAAATAAGCAGGATTAACTGTACCTGTTTGACTAACATCTATTTTAACACCCCTATAGGCTATAACACCATTAGAACCCACAGTATAGCCCACAGGTACATAAGCAGCACTATCAGTTGGTAATACCAGTGTAATCTTTACTGTAGGAAAATTAATTTCATTAGCTAAATAAGGTACATAATTTGTACCATGCGTATTATTCCAGTTAGTAATTGCATCAATACAAGGATCATTGTATGGTACAAATGTTATTTGTCTATCACCTATATTTAAATCACTTGAAAGATTTAACGCAGCTTGCGTTGTATATGTACCACTAACAACATCTGTTAAAGCAGTTGGAATTGTTGGAAAAGTATCTCCGGCATAAAGATAAATAATACCTATTGTTTGATCTGGTAAGTTTCTAATAGCTTGTTGGATAGTTTTTAATGGAGTAGCCGGACTAATACCATCATTAGCATCATTGCCTGTAGAACTAGACACATACTGCTGCCATTTAACTGCTGATGGACCATAATATAAACCTTCCGGTCCAAATTTATCATTAAACGGATCATCTGGTATAGTATTACTATTACGTAATCGTATAAGGTTTGTTGTATCATTAGATATTTTAGCGTATATTTTAACTTGATTTTCTACCATTTCAATATGCGTTGATTCCGTGTCTACAAATTCCAGCATTCCATTAGCTACAGCAAAAGCACTTAGTCCAAATGACCATAAGCCTAAACCGGATTCATGGTAAGCACACGTAGTAACACCCAATCCATCCGAAAGCTGGAATGTATACTTACCGGTCATATCAATGACCAACACATTATTCCTATTTGATAACTGTACATGCCGTCCATTTAAGACCATAGGACTAGCATAGTTTTTACCATCCCTTTCGGTAGTAACTGTACAAACAGTAATAGTACTGGCATCATTCAAAAATCCATACGCTTTTACAATTATAGCTGTCTCAGATACGTCAATAATATGAGACATTAAATTTTTACTACCAGCATGAAAAATCGCATTAGGGGGCTGATTCTCAGTCCCCTGCGGATCAACCGGTGTATTGAAAATAGGTATGCCAGTACTGATTTTCATGTCTTATCCTTACGCAATTTCTGCTCTAACAACTAAAGCCCAATTCGCCATAGTTATAACTGCCGCCGCACCCGCTGCCGATGCATCAAAAATTGACGGAAGAGTACCAGAAGTTACTATATTAATACTAGTAGTATTATATGAGATTTGAACTTGTGGAGAAACTAACGCAACTCTATCACCAACAGCAAAGTTTTTCTCCGCAATTAAACACCTAAGTTCTGTCCATGCTTGTTTAGGTGCTCTAGCAAGTCCATGAGGAACTACTGAGTTTGTACTAAGTGCATACGCATATTCTTCTACCCAATATGAATTTTCGGGTACTGCATTTTCACGCCCGGTTTGACCTACTTTTACTAATGCTGGCATTTCAATTTACTCCTCTCTACTGTTGTTGAACTACGACCCTGAAGGCATGTTGACTGGTGTCTGGCTCCCTGCCCCGCTAGGCGGCGCAGTTGGGGCTGTCGGCGACGGCAAGCCCCCCGGCGTGCTTGGGACAGCGGATCGAGCGTCGAGCTTAGGCGCGCTGCTGGAGCCGGTTAAAAGGGCATTGCCTAAAGACGGACTACCACCAGCCATAGACTGTATTAAAGACGCTATAGCCTGTGGATTACCACCTACAGAACCTAGACTTGTTAAAAGCGCACTTAGTTTATCTGGATTAGGTATAATCTCATCCACTGGTAAACCAGTAGTCTTAAGCACTTCACGTAATAAAACTTGCATACCTTCTGGCGGTATAAGTGGCTGAATACCTTGTTGTGGCGCAGCATACGGAGTAAGCGCCTGTAATAGTTCAAGAGTTTTAGCTTGTGCCAACTCACGTTGCAGAAGTCCAGTAGCGCCACGCGCAATAACTTGAACATCTGCTTTAATATCTGGATCATCATCAAATCGCATATTCATATTATAATAGAACGTTATTACATCTTCTATAACATCACGATCCAGATTTAGAATACTATTCTTAATACCCTTAGCAGCATTAGCCATTAACATGCTAAGACCGCCCATTGTACGACCAGCACCCTGTACTTGAGTATTACCCATTATATATGGCGGGACACCACTTAGATCATCCGCTATTTGACTAAACTTATCCCATACTTGTAATAGTTCTGGTACTACTGTGGGTATAACAAACCAACGATAAGCAGGATTACCCTTACCTGTTGGGTCTGTTTCCACATGATATAGTTTATATGGGAATACTTCATCTGGTATTTCTCCAGCAGTTAAACGATCTACATCCACTTCACCTACTGGACCAGACGAATAACTCATATTACGTACAATAGACCGCGCAGCAGAGTTAACTACTCTCTGCGTATCCCGTAATATGTCTGCTAAACCTTCACCCCATAATGCGCCCGGTACTTTAACAAACGACGATGAGAATATAGGACGTGCTTGTAATGGATACGGATTAATAACCGCTTTAACAGTGTAGTTATTGATCGTCCAAATCTCACATTCATATTGTGCCTCCGGGTCTTTTACTAATATATTACGTTCTATAAGATACTTGCCCGGTATTTTGCCATTATAAATGATTAAATCTAAAGTCTTTCGATCTAAAGTAGGCGTAAATGTGTCTTGAAGAAACTTTCTTTGATAATCCGGCCTTAATTGTTCTTCAAAACCAGTATTAGCATATTTTTCTAATACTGTTCTAATAGTCTCGTCATTAAATCCTTGTAGTCCAAGACACAAATGTAATTCATCCATCTGTATCTTACGACGTTCTATAAAAAACCGTCCATTCTGTGGAGTAGTACTCTCCATAGATGGATACGCATCAAATGGGCTTATTCTCCGAGATACATAAATTGTATCAACTTTTTCAACAACTTTTTTACCATTCCATTCTAGTCTTCTTTTATTCTCTATAACCGGCGCTCGCATAAAAGCCGCTGGAAACGTACAAAAATCTTGTATAAACTCTGCAAACGCTGGACGCCAATCACCTTCTAATAATTGATCTTCTATTTTTAATTCCATTCCATCACAAGCAGACTTAGCTTTTTCTCTAGCATATTTTAAAGCTGCGTCTTTAAGCTGTTTCGCTCTAGCACGTAAATCTTCTGGTACACCTGATTGCTGTAACTCTAATTCCAGAGCGTCTACAACTTGCTCTTTCATCCACGGCGGAAGTTCTGGAATTGGAGTAGGAGATAACGTCCAAGGTTTATCTATCGCACTAAGTAAAATGTCATTAATCCAACTCTCAGCAGCCCGACACTTAAGAGCAGTAAGACCAATATATACATCAATCGCACCAACAAGTCCTGCGTCTTCTGGATCATATACATACCGTCTTGCTCTTAATGCCCGTAAAAGCCGTTCTTCTACCCCCGATACCCGGCGATACATTTCTGCTTCAATAAAAGCACTTCTTACATAACGAGCTAAATCATCTTGTATCTCCTCTTGCATTACCGGCGCTACCGGTGTTGCCAATGGTGACACGCCTCCCGATGACGGAGAGGATGGCATGTAACTCATACCAGCAGTTGATAAGCTCATTGGTTATTACATCCGCCTATATAATAAAAAATAGCATTGCCATCCCAAAAAAATCTAAATATCGAATTCTTTCCTGCAATTAAAGTAACTCCCGGTTGTCCATGAACACTTGCCGGAAACGTTGGAAGACCCGCAACACCTGCATAAAGATTAAGAGTAAGTATAGCAGGATAAAGCGGAGGACTAAACGTAAAAGTAAGCGCAGCACTATTATTTGGAGCAACAGCTTGAATACTACCATTACCCCAAGCAATATTACTTGTTGTTGTAGTTATACCATTATCATAGAATTGATAAAGTAAATTAGAAAGTAAAACATCAGTAAACGTTTTCCGTCCAGAAGGCAATACTTGATTACCGGAAATAATTACACCACCAAAAGTTGCACTTGCTGGTTGTAAAGTAAGAACTGTTCCTGCTATTGATGCACCACCAGCGTTTGGAGTAGCACCAATATTAGCAACACTACTAATTCCACCACCTGTACCTGAAAAATTTGCTGCTGTTAAATTACCGGGGATAATAAGGTTTCCCGCTGTATCTACCCTCATTACTAATGTACCACCAACCCCCGGATCATATGCACTATCGCTATGTACACCACCACTATACCATGCAAAATTCGCTCCACTACGACTATAATACACACCACCTTGAACACCTATACCATAAGAAGTCGCATACAGATTCACCATCTGCCGGGTTGCTGCACCAAAACTTAAGGTACTTGGTACACCAATAGTTACATTACCATAAAAAGTTTTATCACCTCCAATAGCTTGAGCTACAGCAGTTAAAACACCGGGAAAAAGATTATTTGCCGGTTGTAAAGTAAATACACCACTAACAAGTGTTGCAGCATTCGCATTCGGTGCAGCCCCTACAGCAGCGAGACTCGCAACACCAGTAGCGCCAGTAGCACCGGTGGCACCTGTAGGACCAGTAGTACCTGTAGCACCAGTAGGTCCAGCACCAGTAGCCCCGGTAGGCCCAGTAGGCCCAATAGAACCAGTTGTACCTGTAGCACCTGTTGCCCCCTGTAAACCTATTCCTGTAGCTCCTGTAGCTCCTGTTGGACCTTGTACGCCTATTCCGGTAGCGCCTGTAGGCCCGGTAGCACCTATTCCCGTTGCGCCTGTAGCTCCTGTTGGACCCGGTAAGCCTATGCCTGTAGCTCCTGTTGGACCCGTTGGTCCTGCGCCGGTAGCTCCCGTTGCGCCCGTTGCTCCGGTCGCACCTACACCAGCAGCAGGGAGCGCAGAACTACTACCCATTACGGTTGTAACACCACATAATCAATGCCTATTAATGTGTGTCCACTAGGTGGGACTGTACTAGGCGCACCTACTGTAACCCAAGACTCTTCTACTCCTCCTGCTACATACCAGCCACGGTTTTTGTATTTATAGACTACAGCAGTAGCAGTACCCGGTAAAGAAATTACATACCCTGGATTACCTGCAATATGCGTTTGAGTAGCAGATGGTAAAAATTCTCCCGCTCCACCTACTAATAATGATGCATCTCTAAGAGTCACGACAAGTTCACCGGTCCATTATTCCATGGGATTACTAAATTACCAAACTGTGCAAACTGTCCTGTTGTACCAGTCGAAGGATAACTATCACCAGTAGTAATAGAATTAGAACCAAACCATGCATCTACAACACTACCATGCCTACCACGAGCACCTACAGTGCCATATCCAGCAATTCCAATTGGAGCTAAATACCATTCACCGCTAACATCATTCACTATATTACCAAAATTCGTATCCGCTGGAAGTAAATTACCAGATGGACCTTCGCACATAAATGTTATACTAGTATTAACACCATTTACTCTAGAACGAATATATGTTGTCATCGAAGTAATACCACCAGTTCCTGCTCCAACAGTTGGTGGTCCATTATGTACCATACTAAACCAAGGATTAAGCCAACCAGTTACTGGATTTGCTGGTACATCAAGCATCCAAATACCCATAACATTACCAATAGCAGCCAATGCAACACGCATTGACTGTAAATCAGTAGATAATTCTACAGACCAACGTATAGCGATATCTGATGCTACAGCAGTAAAATTATTACCATTAGCACTAATAATTTGTGAATCACTTGCTGTTGGTGCAGCAGTTGTTGTACCTCCAGTAAAACCAACACTTGTTGAAACTGACATTGTGCATAAATTGCCATTGCCCGGTGCAGCATTAAAATCAAACAAAACTTCAGCATTTGCATGAATACCGGGAAATTTTAATACCCACCATGTATGAGCTGAAGCACCAGCGGCTCGTACTATATTTGCAGTTGTAGCTATTCTATCAACTCCATCTCCTTTAGTTCCAGCAGTAACACCATTACATGAATAGTCCATTACAAGAGGAGTAGCAAACCCAAGCAATGTATTTTTAATATTCAACATGCATAAATTATTATTAGCAAGTGAAGACCCTTGTGCTGATTGTAAATTATTACAACTTTTTTGCCATGATCTAACAGTAGTTGGAAGCGCTAATAGAGATGGACTAGGCGGAAGAATTAGCTTTTTATCCGGTACAATAATCTTACGGGTAACCATTACGGCTGTATCTCCAACCACGATCCACGGCTAGTTACTTGGTCACCAGCCGTAGTAATCCAACAACGTGTAGTGAATATGCCCGCGACTGCCCCCGGTCTAAATGCTGTAGATACATCTACAGTCACTAGAGTAGCATTTAATCCAGCAGTTGTAGGCGTACTAGCTATAATCACTGGTGATCCTGCCCCGGTTTCACGTAATAAATCTCCACCTACTAAGTTTGCCCCATTCGTTGTCTCTAAAAGCATTTGTAACTTGACTATAGACGCTGAACCTAATCCCCAACTAGTATCATTCGGATCGAAGTATTTTGACCCAAGAGCTAATTTAGTTGTAGCATCATACTTTGAAGACTGTGTTGAATCACTAAAGGTAAAAGGATATTTTCTCGGAACTGACGCGGCTGATACAGTCAAGCCACGCATGTTAAAAAAGTAACCGCTGTTCGGATAATCAGCCCATATAAGCGGTTTGGATACTTGTCCCGGTGTTATGGGTTCTGTAAGTGTAAGCGCTCCCGGTGTTATTGGGCTTAAAAAGTAAACAGAATTAGGCGTTAAACCTGTAAAGACAAGTAAAGTAGGATCAATATAACCACCATAACAAATAGTAAACGTATTAGCATCTATTACGGCTACTACTATCCCTACTACTTCAGCATTTACTGCATTATTAGCTTGTGCTTTTGTGTAAGTACCAGCACCGCTTAATCTAACAACGTTACCTACCAGTAATCCATGTGCTGTCTGTATTATATTCTCTACAAAATCAGTACCACTACCTCCGCTACCACCCCCTCCACCTGTAGTTCCTTTAACCGTTCCTGTTATAGTTGTCCCACCAGTGGATAGGTGTGATAACATATTAAGAATAAAATTAACAGATGCACCATCATTTAAGCCTCTAAAATTAAAATTACCCTGCCCATTGGGAGCTACAAACCCCTCTAAAATAAGATTAAGAGACATTAACCGTTTTTCACACTTACGTAGACACCACACAATCCAGCAGTAACAGATTTAACAAACTGATACTGTGCGCCACCTTCTAATGCTACAGACGGACAAGACACTGTTAAATTAACCGCAACACCATAAATGTCACTTACTTGTTTTGCATTAGCACCGGACATAACTTTAAGAGTAACAGTCTCAGCACCCACTAGATTATCTGCTGATACTATAATAGCATCACAATCACCAGCGTCATATGTACCAGAAGTAGCTGCCGCTGTCTGTGGTGGAATAAATGCAATCTGATTAAGTGCCATGATTAGTGTCCTAGTAAGACTAAATAGCTAAACCACATTTGCTACCACACCATGTTTGTAATTTCGCTAAATTAAGCGGTACGATTGTATCAAATACAAAACATGCTGCGTAAATACGTCCAGTAAAGTAAATAGTTTCGCCATTTACAACATTAAAATGGTCACTAGCATCGCCATAAGCACCCATACGAAAGTATTTTGACGCATCAATCATATTAACAGCCGTAGTATTAAGTACTCCAGTTGGTACACCAACATTAACAGCATTTAAAAATTCGGTAATAGGATTTGCTGCTGATCTATCATAAACTGCTGAAACCACTCTTATAGAAGTTGATGTATCACTAGCTGCGTCCACTGATGCTACAGTTACACCATCTTTATCAAATATAGCTCTAAGACTACCACCACCACCACGACCAGAAAACCAACGACCAGCATTTGCATTACTATAAGAGCGCCCAATTAAAGTGCCATCTGCTGTAGAATCAAAACGATGAGCCGTACATAGTAACATTGAATTGTTAAGGAATATATTATTGTTATTTGCTTGTCCATAAAGAACACTATTTGGAACAAATTGTAA